TTCTGAATGAGCGCCACGAAAAGCTGAACGCCCGCCATAATGATTTGGTCGATGTTGCCGATCAGCGCGTTTACAATACTGCTGATTATCTGCGGGATTGCTTGAACGATCGTCACAATGATTTCCGGCAACGCCTGTATGAGCGCGACAAGAAGATCAATTCCCGCTTGAATGATAAGCGGTATATTCTCCGTAAGTGCCGTTATAATCCCGTCTATGATCTGCGGGATCGCTTCTACGATTGCGGCTATAATCTCCGGAAGCGCGGCAACAAGCGCCGTCAGAAGGTCGATACCCGCTTGAATGATCTGCGGGATCGCGGAAAGCAAGCCGTCGATCAAGCTGGTTATTACCTGCGGAAGCGCCGCTACTATAACGGGGATCGCGTTTATAATCCCTTGCGCCAGCCCCGTGATAAGCTGTAACGCCGCGTCAATCAGCAACGGGATATTGTCGATCAGCGTTTGAACGATCTTCAATACAGCGTCAACGATCGTCGGAACAAGTTTCGGAAGCGATTTCGCTAATCCGGTCGCAAGCCCCGCGATCAACTGCGCCGCGCCCTCAATAAGAAGCGGCAAAAGCTCCGCAATGCCTTCAACCAGCGTTTCAACAATCTGCACCGCCGCCGAAGCAATCGTCGGCGCGTTCGATACAATGCCGGAAATCAAAGACGTTACCATTTGAACGCCCATGTCGATAAACTCCGGCAATTTCTCAACAATCAGATTGAGAACGTCGGAAATCCCTTCGCCCAGCGCGTCCGCCATCTTCGTTACGTCGCCTTCCGCGTCCATGACGGCTTTAGAAAACTTCGTCATAATCGGGATACCTTCGCCCGCCAGCGTGTCAAGGAAGGGAAGAGCGATCAAAGAAGCTGCGTTTTTCAGCCCTTCCGCTCCGGCTTGAAGCACTTGTAATTTGTCGTTGAAAGCCCCCAGCCTGTTTACTGCGTCCTCCGATAGAATGAAGCCCATTTGTTCCGCTTCGTCGCCTAATTCCTTGAACGCTTCCGAACCCGCTTCAATAACGCTGTTCAATTCCTGCGCGGATTTGCCGAACAACTGCATTGCAAGCGCGTCCCGCTCCGTTTCGTTCTGAATAGAACCCAGCGCGTCGATACAATCCCAATAAACGTCGTTGCTGTTGCGAAGCTCTCCGTTCGCGTCCGTCACGGAAACGCCCAGCTTCTTGTATGCGTCAGCATACGCCGCCGAACCCTTGCGGGCGCTGTCCATTGACTTTATGTTTTTTGCCATCGACTTTGTAAGCGTGTTTACTTCTACGTCGATAAAGCGGGCGGCGTAGGCGTACTTTTGAAGATCGTCCGTCGTCTGCCGCGTGAATGTCGCTTGCGTTATAAGGTCGTCGGCATAGTTAGAAGCGGATACCGTCAGCCCTGCAAGAGCGGAAGCCGCGCCCACAGCCGCCGCACCTAACGCGGCAAGCGCCGCGCCGAATGCTTTTCCGACTTTCCCGACGGTTTCCCCGACGGCTTCCCAATTCACTTTGGAACTTTTCAATTCTTCCGAAGTGCTTTTGATCTGCTTTTCGGTTTTCGCCATCTCCGCCTTTGTGTTGTTAAGGTTCGTTTGCATTTTCTGATAGGCGGGATCGGTCGGATCAATGCCCGCTTCCCGCATTTTCTTCAATGCTTCTTCCGCCGCTTCCGCTTTCTTTGCCTGTTCCGCAAGCTGTTTTTGCAAAATCTCCTGTTTTTTCGTCAACGCTTCCGCGCCGGAAGCGTTGTCCGCAAACTCCGCCGTCGCCAGCTTCATTTCGGAATTGATTTCGCGAAGGGAAGAATTTATGCTATTGCAAGCGGCGCGATACTCTTTTTCGCCTGTAAGGTCGATTGATGTTTTGATCTGCTCTTCTTTCGCCATTTATATCCCCCCTAACACGTCGTCAATATCAACTTCTTTCGGAACTGGCTTGAAGCGATCCGGATTGAATTCACGATGAATTTTGAAAAGCGTCAAAATTTTATACGGTGTCATGCGCCATACTTCGGCTTCGCTCCACCGAAGAAGCGTTACGCCGATATAAAGAAGGCGGGCAAGGTCGATTATTCCTTGCCCGCCGTCATGTTTTTTTCGATGTCCTCTTCGTCGTCCTCGCCGTCCTGTTCGGGCGGTTCGGGTGTCCCGTTGTTGCCCATAGAAAACGCCTTGAAGATAGCCGTTTTCACTTCCGCAAAATTGCCCGTATGAATGAGCTTGCCCACCTGTTTTTCGGTAAGCGGTTCTTCGTCGTCCTCTGCACCCTCGTTCAAAAGCACGGTCAAAAGCCAGCGAAGATTTTTAATGCTGTCCTTTCCGGAAAGCACGGTATCAAGGCGATCAAAGCCGCCGAATTTATCCTGCATTTCATCGATCGCGTTCAAACTGAAAAGAAGGTGTCTTTCCTTGTCCAGTACGATCGGGAAGCGTCCGTCTTTAATTGCACTCATAACAGAATAAGGCGGGAAGCCTTTTCAAGCTCCCCGCCGTTCCTCCTTTCAATTTCGATCAGCCGCCCGCGTTATTCGGTTCGCGAACGGTAGTAAACCAAGCCGTCGCCACGCTGTTCGTAGGCTCTGCGACGTGTTCAGCCTTCCACAAGCCGTCGGAACGCTTGATGAACTGCCCGACGATCTCCGGCGTGGTAAATTCGATACTGTCGCCCTTCGTGGTATAGTTTTCGTCCGGAACGGCAAACTTGACTTTGTAAAGCCAAATGTACTTGTACGTTCCGCCCGCTTTCTTCGCACGGAAGCCGATTGCGAAATACGGCGCTTCGTCTGTGTCTGCACCGTAAACAACCTTGTCCGCGTCCTGCTTCTGCCCAAGCAGGGCGGCAAGGTCAGCCGGAAGAAGATCGTTTACGTTCAGCGTGATTTCGCCGGAAACGAATTCTTTTACAACTTCGTCCGCGCCGTCATCGGCGTAAAGGATCGCTTCGGCTACTTCCACGGAAAGCTCCGCCGAAATTGCCTTCGCCATTCGCACGGGCGTTCCGTATTCCTCCGCGCCGGACGTTCCGATCGTAATGGGCGCGCGGTAAAGATCGCGCAATCCGATTGTTGCCATTTGTCATACCTCCATGTACTTGATTTCAACGGGGACGTGATAATAGCCCGTGTCTTGCTCATACACTTCCGCGTTGATGGTTATTCCGTAGAACCCCGCCGCTTTCAGCGCTGTTTTTAAGCGCTGGAGAAGTGCGAAGTAATCCGTTTTTGAATAGATGTTAATTTGATACGTGTATTCCTGTGCGCCCTCTTCATCGTCGGAAAAGAGCGTGTCGCGTCCCACGACAAGCTGATAGGTGATAAAGCAAGCCGCCCGCCCGTTATATTTCAAACGGGCGACGGGAACGCCCAGCTTGTCAAGCAACGCTTTCAAAGTGCTGTCAACGTTCATTTTGCTTTTCCTCCCAAACGCGGCGCATTTCTGCCGTCGCTTCGTCCGCCGCTTTTTCGTTCGCCGCCGTGAACCACGGTCGCGCGGGCATATTTGAACGCCCGTAATTCAGCACGAAGCCTTTTTCGGCGTTGCGTACCCCGTGCCGATCTTTTCCCGTCGGCGCAATATCGACGTATTTTCCGCCGTTGCGCTCTTTTACTGCTGATACCTTGATCGACGCGGTTAAATCGCCCGTTCCTCTGCCTGTACTGTTTAACTTCTTTGTTTCCGCTTGAAACGCGTTCTTGATAACCTCGCCGCCAGCTTTCAGCATTTCCGGCACGGCTTCCATTGTCGCTTTGTCCCTCCGAAGCATTGCTTCTTGTACGTCGTCAAGCCCTGTTACGGTGAATTTAGCCATCTGCGCCGCTCCCTTCCGCTTCCGGAAGATTAACCAGCGTTAATTCCGTAAATTCTCCGTTCCCGTGCGTGTACGTCCGAAGGACGCGATACCGTTTCCCGCTTGAAACGGGATATTCCACGATCTGCTGTTCCTCATACTCGAAAGAATGAACGTCAAACTTCAATTCCGTTGTATATCCCGCCTGTTGCGCTTTGTAGAACTCCGAAAAGCCCACGGATTTCTTGTCAGCAAAAACCGTTGTCGCGGTTTCAATGCGGGCAACGGGGAAGCCGTGTTCGTTCGTTGACGGCGAAGGATCGGATAGCGCGATCAAGGTTATTTGTTCGCCCCATCTCATTTCGCCGCCACCTCTCTTTCGATATAATCAGCCGCCAGCGATAGCGCGCATTTCAAATAGTCGTATGCGTTGCGGTAGCGCTCCGCGTCGTCATTGAAGCCGAATTCCGCCTTTGCATAAAGCACAACCGCCCGAT